GCACCGGAGGTCACATAGGTGGCGCGCTGGTTGAGGGCAGCGAAGGGAACAAAGAAGCTGCGCTCGGTGGTCTTGGACACACCGGACTTCTCCACCTCACGCGACAGCTCACGCACCAGGCCGGCCTCGCGGCTGGACCAGTCGCCGGTCAGCATGGCGCGGATGCCAGCGGTGATGCTGTAGGAGGCGCGCTCATCAGAGGCCATCTCCACAGGGGCGACGGTCTCAACGGGCTTGGCGCCCAGCTTGTCGAGCACAACGGCGCGGGCCTCATCAAGGCTGCGGCCGCCGTCGATCAGCTGGCGACCGAGATCGGCCATGCCGTGCTTCTCGGTCAGTGCGGTGATGCCGGCAATACGGGCGCGCTCAGCTTTGGCAGCCTCAGCAGCCGCTTCAGCCCGCACCGCCGTCAGATCGGGGGTGTTTTCCATCGGAACCTCAGGTTCTGTTTCGGGGGTTGGTGATGCGGCTGGGGCCGCAGGATCGGTCTCGAGAGACCGACCCACACCCACAGTGGGGTCTGCAGGTATGCTAACCACGCTGATCTCGTAGGGAGCCCAGCTGGTAGCAACGAAATCGCCGCTGCCTCTTTGCTCCATTTCGTTGATTGCGTAGCCGAAGGATACGTTACGGAGAACGCCATCCTTCACATCAGCCAGCACCTCTTGCGCAAAGGCGTTGCGGCTGAACTTCACCGTGGCGTAGCCACGTTTCTTCTGCCCGTCGATCCAGGCGCGCTCGACCACGCCGATCACCTTGCCGGGATCATGGTTGAACAGCAGCGGCGCTGCATCGTTCAGGCGGCCCAGATCCACGCTGCGCTCATCGTGCTGCAGCACTTCGTTGCCGAAGTAGCGCGCGACGGGATACTCACTAGAGAACGGGAACTCGATGGTGCGCTCATCGTCGCTGACCGTGAAATCAGCAACCTCGGAGCGTTTCAACAGTTGCCCTTCAAGGTCACGCGATAGGTCCATCGCTGTCCTCTGCTTCAACGTCTTCCACATTATCGGTCGGCTCAGGCTGTTCTTCCGTCATCTCCTGCTCCGGGGTTTCGGCTGCCTCATGCTCATGCTCGGGGTTGCTGTCGAAATACAGTTCCAGCTCATCCGCGCGATCCACCTCAGCCTTGCGTGCCAGCAGCAGCTCCTCGAGGTCGCCGCCTTGCTCGGCCACCACATCCGCCTGCGTCTTGAACCCGCACCGCACCGCCTCCTTGTAGGCGTCAACCTCCTTGGCCGGATCCACCCATGCCCAGCCGCGCGGCATCCACCGCACCATCCGGTAGCGATCGGGATCAGTCTCGTAGGCCGGCAGGTTCAGCGCACCGCTCAACACCGCCATCTCCAGCCATGCCTCGAACACCGGCCGGTGGAAGTTCTCGATCATGTACTGCTGCAGGGCCTTCCAGTTCTCGCGGTCCTCGAGCAGGCTCAGCCGGCTGCTGCTGTAGTTGGTTTGGCTGAAGTCGCGTGAGATCGTCTCGTAGCTGCAGCCAACACCGGCCGCCATCGCGCGCAGCATCGCCCGCAGGAACGGCTCGAGCTGGCCGTCCGGTGCATCAAGCTGCGGCACCGTCACGCTCTCGCCCGGCGCCAGATACTTGAAGACGCCCGGCTCGAAGTTGCTCACCCGCTCGCCGTCCATCACCTCATCGCCCATCAGCTCGCCCTCAGGGCTGGTGATGAAGCCCATCAGCGCGCTGCTGGCGCGTGCCCGCACCACCTCGGCCTGCTCATAGCCCTGCAGCATGTGCAGCCGCTGGATGGCACTGGCCAGCCACGGCACGCCGCGGGTCTGGCCGGGCCGTTCCATCAGGTACAGGTGGATCACCTCATCGGCCGCCACGAACCGGTGCCGCGGTGCGCTTACCGGCATCCCGCCCACACCGCTGTCGCCAGGGTGCTTGGTGAGGAACGCATACTTCACCGGCCGCCCCCAGCGGTCCAGCTCCACGCCCATCCGCCACTCGTTGCCCTCCACCGTGCTGCCGCCGGTGTAAGTGTCGTCCAGCAGATCGCTCTCGATGATCTCCAGCGCGAACGGCACGCGGCTGCCACCGAACGGCTGCCGCACCATCCGCACAAACACCTCGCCGCTCTCAGCCATCGAGCCAACCAGCAGCCGCTCGATGTCCGGGAAGCTCAGCCGGCCTGCCGTGTGGCAGGTGGTCTTGCGCCCCCACAGCACCCAGGCATTCTCGATCGCATCGTTCACCGGCTGATCCAACCGGCCGCCACCGCGTTGCATCCGCACCTGCGCCTGCATCCTGATGCCGGTGCCGATCACGTTGTTGCGCACAGCGCGGATCGCCTGCCGCGCGTAGTCGTTATCGCGCACCAGCTGGCGCGAGCGGTTGCGCAGCCGCTGCAGGCTGCCCTTGATCTCCGCATCAGCGGACGTGCCGCCCGTCACCCAGTCGCTGGTCAGTCGGCTGACCTTCGCGCCTTCATACATCCGCCGGCGTGGCGTCACCTCAGGGGTGCCACGTTGCAGCCAGCCGAGGATCGAGGATCGGATGCCCATCAGAAGCGCACGAAAAGGTTATGGGGGTTGCCGAGGCCGTTGGCCTGCAGCTGCGCGGCCTGTTCGCGCTTCACGCTGGCCTTCAGACTAGATTCAAGCGCCAGCAGATCGGCCAGCTCCATCTTCTTCAGCCGCCGGCTGCCGATCGTGTACTCCGCCACCGCACCGCCCGAGATCATCGAGCGGATCGCGGCCTGCACCGCATCGAGGTCCTTCTGCGCCTGGCTGCGGTTATCAACCGCCGCAGGCGAGCCCGCATACGCCAGGTTGGCGTCGATCTGGAACTGCCCCGAGCCCAGCGTGACGGTCTCGCCGGCCTTGGTGGCCACCGCCTGCCAATAGCCGGTGTCATCCGCGTGGAAGCCCTCGGTCGTCGCGGCCGTCAGGCTGAACTCCCAGCCCTGCCCATAGGCCGTGCCCACAGCCGTGGCGCCGTGGTTGTTCCGGTTGAAACGGAAGTAGTAGGTGAGCGTCCAGCCGGTCGGGCTGCTGATCGCGTTGCCGAACACATCCGTGCTGGCATCGTCGCGCCACTTGACCGTATCGCCTTCAGTTATCCGCGCAGGGAAGTTCACGGCCTCACCAGCTGTTGACGAACGCCGACGCTCCGGCTCCTCCCGATCTTAGGCGCGGCTTGCGTGGCTCAGCATCCCCATTCTGCAGGCGCTTCTCCAGCTGATCCCACACAGTTCTCCGATCGTACCGCTGGTAAATCCGATGTACCGCTGCGTATGCGTAGACCATGCAGTCCAGCGCCTCATTCCGCGCGCTCGGTTTCTTCACCCACTCCCGCACCGGGAAGCCCTTCACATAGCGGAGCGCCTGCTTCTCCGCCGTGAGCTGCTCAAAATACTCGGCACCCGTCTGCGCATGGAAGTGCAGGTAGCCCGGTCCCGGCTCGTTGTGCTTTAACCGTCCGAACAAGGTGGTCTTGATCGTGTCACCACCGACCGGGAACACCAGCGCACCACGCTTCAAGGTCTGCCCCTTGGCATTGATGTCCACCTTTGTCGGCTTGCCGATCGGCGCCTTGCCCCTCTGGCTCTGACCCTTGATGGCGATCACGCCCTGCGCCTGCCGCTCCCGCGCGTACTGGTACACCTCCGCCGTGGCGTGGCCGCCCGAGTCCACCGCCACCACATCGGCTCGCAGCTTGCCGCCGCCCGCGTGCTCCCACTGATGCAGCACCAGCAGGTCCAGCTGCTTCCACACTTCCGGCCGGCACGGATCGCCCATGATCTCCTGGTGGTCGATCAGCCAGCCTTCTTCATCACGGCCCCACGCCCACACGCTCACCGCCAGGCGATCACCAGCTGATCCACCGCCGCCCTGCACGTCCACGCCGATCGTGACCAGCAGCGCACCATCCGGCAGCTGGCCGGCCTTGTACGGCTCACACCGCTGCAGCAGTGCATCGGCGCTCACCTTGCTGGCGAAATCTTCCTCCCACGTCTCCGCCAGCCGGGTGTTGACGAATGACTTCAGCATCGGCGCGTCCGACTTCGCCCGCAGGAAGTCGTCCACCATGTCCGCCCAGCTCAGCCAGCCCAGCGGGCTGTACAGCCCACTCAGCTGGAAGCCCGCCGTCTTGCCATCGCTCGGTGCCGTCGCGCGCCACTCGCCCTGCCGCAGCATCGCCGGCTTGTGGATCTCAGCGAACCGCTCACGGCAGTGCTCGCACTCATACACCGCAGTGGCCGGGTCGTTCTTCTCCCACTTCAGCTGCGGCCACTTCAGCCATTGCATAGCCCCGCAGCTTGGGCACGGCACATAAAACCGCCGCTGATCGCTCCGCTCATACTCCGCCTCGATCCGGCTGAAGTCCTTCACGGTCGGCGTGCTGGTGAGCAGGATCTTGCGCCGCGCAAATGTCGTCGCGCGCTTCTCCGCCAGGCTCACCGGGTCGCCCTCGCCATCCACGTCAGCCGGGAAGGCGTCAATCTCATCCATGAAGATGTAGCGGCACGGGGTCGATCTCAAACCCGTCGCACTGTTTGCACCCGTCAGCAGCATCATCCCGCCCGGAAACTCCTTGGCAAACATCGTGTTGCCGGAGTCTCTGGCCCTTGCCGGCGCGATCTTCTCCGTCAGCACCGGCGTCTCGCTGATCAGGCTCTCCAGCCGCTGCTTGCTCAGCCTCTTGGCCATCTCCACCGTGGGCTGGACCAGCAGCATCGGTCCCGGTGCGTGCGCGATCACATAGCCCAGCCAGTTGCTTCCGCTCTCCGTCTTGCCGGTCTGCGCCGCAAACATCATCACCACCCGTTGCACGTTGCTGGTGGTGCTCAGGCAATCCATCGGCTCCCGCAAGTAAGGCGTCCTTCCCGTCCGCCACGGTCCAGGCTCTGCTGATGCCTTGCTGCTCAGCCTGCGGTGCTTGTCCGCCCACGCGCTCACCGTCAGCGGCGGCTCCGGCCGCAGCCCATCCATGAACGCATCGCGCCACACGCTCATCGGTCTGCCTCCACCAGCGCCAGCAGCGCATCGCGGTGCTCATCGCTCAGCAGCTGGTGGATCACCGCCGGGTCGGTCTCGCCGGCCAGCTGGTGGCTGAGCCGATCGGCCAGGTTCGACAGCGCCTCTCTCACGCTGCGTCCAATCTGAAACGCCTGCTTCTTCACCTCATCCGCCGGCACCAGCTCCTTGCGCTGCTGCGCCACCTGCAGCTTCGCCAGCTCCGCCTGATAGTGCTCCCGCCGCGCTCGGCTCTCATTCAGCTCCGGGATCGCATCATCCGGCAGCCGGTCGATCGCCTCCCGCAGTTCCCGCGGGCTGGCCGGCAGCTCCACCTCCACCGGATCGGCCACGCTCACCTTCGCGTTGTGGGTCGCCTTGGTGTTCCGGTTCCACAGCTCGAGCGCCAGGTCGCGGTCCAGCCATCGCTTGCCGTCCTTCTCAACCACCGCAGCAGCAATGCGGCTCTTGGTGGCCGCGGTAACGGTGCCCTTAGCGCAGCCCTTCAGTGCGGCGAACTCGCTAAACGTGACCAGCACTAGCGTTGCGCGCCCTTAAGGTTCGACAAAATCATAGTGAACTATTGAACTATCAAACAGCTGGGGAGCCTATGGCCGTTCTTCTCACGCTGAGTCCCGTTTGAGACTGATTGCGCCTGACGCTAGAGAAAGCTCGGGGTCTGCGATCACC